AACACATTAAAATCTGGATGCTCCAAAAGTTTTTTGGAATGAGTGTATCTTAGAAAAAATTTCTTGCCTATATTATAAAATATAGGTGTTCCAAAAACTTTTGGTATGACTGTAATAACATGTCATCTTGGAATAGATGTTGTCATATAAATAGAAATGTTTTCAATGGTAGAAATGCTGGAAACACTATTAATGGAAACAATCTGGATCGGTCATGGAATTAAAATGATTATTGTTGCAACGATATTTCATTTTTGTAGAATTATTAATATACTCTGTTTCAAGCAATTCGTAATTAACATTTTGAAAATATTTCTTCGCGTATTCGATTGTTAATTTTTCTAATCCACAACATTTTCTGCACCTATATCCATGTTTGAAATTTGCAAAAATAATAGTTTTAAGATGGTTTTTATCACAACGATATTTCATTTTTGTACTAGAATTAATATATTCTGTTTCAAGCAATTCATAATTAACATCTTCAAAACATTTTTTAACATAATCATATGTATATTTTTCTTTACCACTACATTTCATGCATCTTTTACCATGATTAAAATTAATAAATGTAATTTCACTATTATTCCCACAATTACACCTATAATTCATCTTTGTACGATTATTAACATATTCTGTTTCAAGTAATTCGCAGTTATTTTCTTGAAACTTTTTTTTAATTCTATTAAACATTTCTTTTCTATGCAGTATAATTCTACAATTTTTACAGCTATGAGTACTTTTGATCAAATTATTAAGCAATAATTTATGTTCAAAACTGCAATTATTGCATTTATATTGTAATAATTGCAGGTAACCAATATATTCTGTAGACAATAAAGTATATTTTTTTTCAGTAAATCTCTGTTTAACTTCTTCGAATGTGAGTTTTACCATCTTTAGATAAATAATTATTTATCTTTTTAACTTGATAAAATCAAATCAAGATTCGATTTTACTAAAGATCATCTACTAATTCTTCATTGTTTTCGTCTTTATATTTGAGCCCCAAATATAATTTCCGTCCATTTACTTTTTTACTTTTAACAAGACGATCTAATTCTTTTTCAGCTGCCTTTGCAGTATACTTAAGACCATTTTCTTTAGCATATTCTTTGTAAATTTGCAACATTTCTGAGCGTTTTATTACCTCATTTTCGTCCTCAAGAAAATTATTTTCAATAAAGTCCATATAAAAGTTAACTTCTTTATTATATATATTTTTAGCATCTTTAATACATTCTGGGACAGCTTTATTTTGATCCGCGTTGTAATACATGCTTGCTTCAATAATCCATTTTAATACTCCTTTCTTGTTTTTTCTAAATTTTTCTGCCAATGAAGGATCTCCCTGTCTTTCAAAGCTTTTCTTTGGATCATCTACAAATGATAACACGAATGGAAATAAGACGAGTCTTTCATACATTGCTTTGTCTGATAAATTTACAGAAATAGGATGATTAGTGCTTATAAATGGGACAAAAACTGGAGTAAATTCTTTTTGTTTTCCAAAAATTTCTCTTACACTAAGAGTGTCTGTTATACCTGTAAGTTGTTTCATTTGTCCATCATCAATTGCAGCATCTTCCTTGGTATCACTAAGAATACCAAATCTGCAATTTTCTAATTGACAAATCTCCGTGGAATGCGAACCGCCAGTTTTTTTGGGGCCTTCTAAAACTACACTGTTGTCCATTGCTACAGCATAATACATAAGAACATCCTTGATAGTATTCAGCAACATACTTTTACCATTATATCCGTGAGGGCCATATAAAATAATAAACATTTTCTTTTTAGGATTGCCCTGTGTCGCATATCCTATACACCACTTCAAATAATTATACATATCTTCGTTCCTCCCATTTTCTTCGGAAGTAATTTCTCTTACAAAATTGTCAAAATCAGACGAATCAGCATTTGGATCAAACTCAGTATCTATAGATTTTGTTATATTATCTTCAGGAACCGACGGTCTTAATTCTCCGGAAAAAAGATCAACCATGCCATTTTTAACGGAAAGAAAATGTGGATGGATATCTTTAATTTTGGAAAATTCTGTATCTCTGATAAGAGGCTTTATGAATCTTACAATACTTTGTATCATCATACCATCATTTAATCTTGTTATAATTTTTTGAGCAAGTACTATATTTTCTTCTGTGCTTGATGAATCAAGATCTGAATTAGAACATGCTGCTTTGTATTTTCTTAGAACTCTTACAACCGTCATGACTAATAATCGTTCAATAAATGAATAATCATCTTCTTGCCACAACTTTCCATTCCAAAAATAACTCATTCCATTCTTGATATCATTTATCCATTTTATTCTTTTTGGATAAAGATACATTTTTTGAAATAAATTCGATATCCCCATTGCCCCGTTATTGATACAGTCTTCGATCACAGTATGTTCTATTTCAAAAGTATTATCACAATGGACCCGTTCAAATGTTAAATTCTTTTCAGAAGACACATTGCCGATGATTTTAATGATTTTTTTATTTTTGGAATCTACGCAATTTCCAGAATGACAGCCTACGCAAATTAAATTATCAAAAACATACACAAAAAAACCTATTTGATCGTGAAAAATATTTAGGTCTTCGCTGCAAAAACAAGGCTCTGTGCGGTCACTGTAATTGAACTGGATAAAGCCAGACCCGTCTTCTTTGCCTTCATCAGCTGTAGGATGAATAATTTTTATTTTGTTTCTAATTTCTTTAAGAGATTCTTCTGTAATTATGTCAGATGTTTTTTTGATATTTTTGATATTTTTAAATAATGTGTCGCCTTGTTCAAATGAGTCTAAAATTATATGGTTTTTCTCTATATTTGTAATAAGATATTCCATGATATTTACCCCTCTTTCTTCTTCAAAAGGAACTAACTCGCTAATTTTACAATGTCCCACCATTCTTATATTTTGTGTTTTTTTATAAACCGACTTGTCAATGATATTTTCACTGAAACGAGAATGACATTTTTCTCTTAATTTAGTAGCTAAGAATGCTGCTTGATTTGCATTCAAAAATACTATAGCTGGATGAGTTGAAATAACCATATGATAAGAAAATTTATAACGATCATCTTTGGCTCGATGACAAGTTGCAAAATATATATCTCTTTCGTTTAATTCAAAATCAAAATCATCTTTGAAAACCTGGATTAAAAGTACTTTGATGTCTTCTTTTACTTTAAATGGGTCAAGATCAGGAAATTCATCTTTAAACCATTCTATATCAAGATAAGGTTTTACTTTAGCAGGAGCAACGATAAGCTCATTGCAAATATTCTCATTCGGAGGAAGATTATTTAAAACTTTAAGAGCTGCACCCCAGTTATCAAATGACCCATACTTCATATAACCCTGTGAAAAGTTAGCTTTTCCAATGTAGTCAGTTTCCCTAAACTTTTCAGGGACCAAAACAAGCTTCTTAACTATCTTTAAATTTGCAGCAGGAGTATTACCAGACATTTAAATTAATATCAAAATAAATTTTTAACTCGGGAAAATTTATTTTTCTTTGGAGTAATATAATTATTACTCCAAAGAAAAAATTGAGTATTTATCGGAAAAATACTCAATTTTTATACAATCAATATTTTTTTCATTCACATTATACTCATACCAAAAGTATTTCTCATCTATATTTTAAACTATAAGATTTTACCAGGGTTCTTGGAACGGTGTATACTAATCAATTGAATATTTTTTTATTCTTTGAATACTATATCATGGATTCTAAAGAGAATTTTACTTATTTATCAGTTATTTTAATTTTATCAATTATTTTATTTTTCCATACATTTTCTATACAGAAAGAAAATTTTGCCGAATTTGATACAGCGGAAAATTCGCGAGATATGCGAGATACAAAGTACCAAGAAATGATGTGCTTACTGAGAAGGACTACAGATGAAAATAAGCGGTGTGCAAGTATCCCAGGCCTGAATGAAAGACCTCACAATGATAATTGTTGTCCTAAGAATTTTAAAGATTTTTAAAATAATTTATAGTATTATATGGATTCCATTATTACAAAAGAAACTCTAAATAAATACACTTGGTATTATATTTCAGAAGTATTTGAAGCTATGATAGCTCTTACTATTTACAGAATGCTCACAGTAAAAGATCATTTTAATTTTCTTTTAATTTTGAAGGGGTCTTTGATAATTGGAGCAATTACTACTTTTCTTGAAAATTATAACCCAACTTATAGTAAAAGCGTGAAATCCGGCGCAATGGTAGCTATAGGAAGTAATCTAGTTAAAAATGTTTAAATTTCAATTTATTTTATAATAAAATATTTTATTATAAAAAATATTAATTTGTCGATCCAAATCCTTTCGAACCTCTTGCAGTAGATGATCTCTTAAATTCTTTAACTAATTTAAATGATACTTCCCCTAGATCAGCTCGGGCCAATTGAACATAGCGTTCTCCTTTTTTAACAGTGAAATCCACGTCCCCAGTATTATGCAGTGCTGCTTTGAGAGGTCCAGTGTATCCTTGGTCAATTAATCCGACACCATTAGCAAGACGAAGTGGTGTTTTAGAAATAGATGACCGGGGATACATGTTGTAACTATGATACTTAAAAAATCCTTTTAACTGACAACTAATTCCAAGGTTAATCAATCGAGTTTCTCCTGGATGAATAATTTCATCTTCTGCAATGAAGAGATCCAGACCTGAATCCCCGGAATGATACGTTGAATGTTTGATATACAATTCTTTCACTGAATTATTTTTTGGTTTAAGTAAAAATTTCATATGTTTATTAATATATAATATAGTTATTTCTTTAACATTAAAAAAATTGAATATTTTTTTATATTCCACAGTAAAATTAAAAATGATCAATTCATATATTACTCAAGTTTACTTTGAAATAATCAAAAAATCTCAACCTTCTGGGTATGTATTTGAATCAGAATATAACACCGGATCTAGTATTTATGATTCAGAATATCACTGTAAAGATGATACTAATACTCTTTATAGTCTTTACAGTGATATCCAAGAAGATAACGAATCATATTATTCATTATCTGATTTTGATGAATATGAATTTGAAATCAAAGAAACATCGAATGACCAAATTCTAGATTATTACTATAATTTAGATGATATCATCGAGAATTTTGTAAAAGATATGCGCAACTTAAATATTGTCATCACTAAAGAAGCATATAATGATGACAATATTTGTGATTTCCAAAAAAACTAAATAAAAACCTAAAAAAACTTAAAAAACTAAATAAAAACCTAAAAAAACTAAATAAAAACCTAAAAAACCCCAACAAATTTGTTGGGGTTTTTTGATGTACTATGATTATTTTCATTTTATTTAGAAATCTTCATCCATTGAAAATACCATTTTATCTTGCGTAGTATCTGCACCAGCCTTAGAATAATTAGTCACGCGATTCTCGAAAAAATTTTGCTTGTTTTCCAGGGAAATGTAATCCATAAATGAAAATGGATTCTTTGAATTAAATAATTTGTTGTATCCTAATTCAACTAACCAGTAATCTACAACAAATTCAATGTATTGTATCATTAACTTAGCATTCATTCCGATCAAACTTACAGGTATAGATTCTGTTATAAATTCTTTTTCAATAAGATAAGCTTCTTTGAAAAGCGCGTGAACCATCGCTTCTGGTAATTTCTGTTCCAATTTCGAATAAAGTAAAACGCAAGTTCTGCAATGCATTGCTTCATCTCTGCTGATAAATTGGTTAGATAAACTTAGCCCTGGCATAAGTCCTCGTGTTTTAAGCCAGAAAATTGCGCAAAAACTTCCAGAAAAGAAAACTCCTTCGATTACTCCAAAAGCAAGAATTCTCTCGGCAAATGAACTATCACTATTAACCCATTTCAATGCCCAGTCTGCTTTTTTCTTTACAATACTATTTGTTTCTATAGAGTTAAATAACTTCAATTTTTCTTGAGAATCTGTGATATACGTTTCGATGAGTAGACTATACAGCTCACTATGCACTGCCTCGATAAGAAGTTGTGTAGCATACAAATTACGCGCTTCGGGAATTTGGATTTCATTATAAAAATTTATAGCAAGATTTTCATTGACAATGCCATCGCTACTTGCAAAAAAAGCTAAAATATTTTTAAGAAAGTATCTTTCATTGTCATTCAATTTTTCTTTCCAATCGAACGTGTCTTGTGTAAGATCACATTCTTCAACAGTCCAAAAACTTGCCAGAGACTCTTTATATAATTTATAGATATCAGGATATTTAATAGGGAATAACACGAATCTCTGAGGATTTTCGCGTAGAATTTCTTCTTTGGAAGGATCAAAAGAAAATTTGGATGGACTTGTCATTTATATACAATGTTATTATTTCTTTAACTTGATTTTATTTCAAGATAAAGTTTAACTAAATCTGCTTTACCAAGAGAATTTTGTCTTACAGTATCAGTCGAAATACTATAGTCTATCTGTTTCAGTCTATTTATCAATATTGATACTGGTATTTTACTTTTTATAAAATGGAATGATTTTGGTCTAAGAGAAATCAAGTTTTCTATAAAGATTTCTCCGCATTTGCTGCCAAAAGCCTTTATAGCAAAATCAAACTGAGATAATTCTGGGACTGTTGGTTGGTTTTTGGAATCTTTTGCCCCATATTTAATAAACACGAAATCATCACAAACTGTCGGTAAAATAATTTTACTTCTAGGAACTTCTTTTCTTTCCCAAATTTGGAAGCAACATTTAGCATTCATATTTGGTGTAAAACAACCATTTTCTGGAAGATCTCTTGATGAATGCAAATGAAAATTTAAATTTAATTTATTTTGAATACTTGTTCTTTTGAATGTTCGAGGAATGATAAAAGCAATAATATCAGCAAATTTAGTAGAATGATTGAAAAAATTTATTGCTAGACTTGAAACTCGTCCAAATGGGGGATTTCCTATAATAATTACAATTTCATTGTTTCTAGAACGACAATATTCATAATCGAAAAAATCCATTTTTTCGATTCCTGGAAACTTTGGTTCAAGATCAATGCCAATTCGGGTATTTTCTGGGAGCAATTTAAAAAATGACCCTGTACCAGCACTTGGTTCTATAAAAATTTTTTGACTTTTAATTTTATCAGTAAAATCAAGAAGTTCAGTATAGCATTCTTTGGCTACTTCTTCTTTTGTATAAAATTGATCTAATGGTGCCATTATGATTTAGAATAAAATATTTTTTAACTGCTTTAAGTACACAAAAAAACCCCTAAACAGTTTTTTTGTTTAGGGGTTTTTTAGTTTTTGTTTAGGGGTTTTTTAGTTTTTGTTTAAGGGTTTTTTAGTTTTTGTTTAAGGGTTTTTTAGTTTTTTCAGAGGAAATTAACTCGTGTGCTATATTAGATTTTATAATGTTTTCTTCGGTAAGCCAAGCTAAGTAATCAGAATAATCGATTTCAATGTGTTCTGAAGAAACTTTTCCAATAAATTCATCATATTTTCTTTTTCTGTTAACGTTTATGTTATTCATTTTTATTTTTTAGATATATTAAATAAAAAATTCAATTTTTTATAAAAAAAGTTATAAAATATGAAAAAATACTTGATGCTAATGAAATACCTAAACTAGTAAATAATACTATAGTTATAGTTTCTGAAATACTATTTTTAAGATTACTTTCATCTCTAATTGAATTATCAGCAATGATTATAAAGTGAGCAATTATATAAAATATAGCAATACATGAAATACTTGCTATATAAATATTTATAACTACCATTACTCTTGAGTATTTTTTTCTTTTTAACTGATACTTCAGTATTGTCGAAGTAAATTTAGTACCACACGTCGAGTCTTTGCGCACAGCTGAAAAATGTCCAATGATATTTTATTTTCGAAAATAAATAGTAAATGCTTTGATTCTTTCAAATACTGTTTTTTTACTAAGTTTTACTAAATTACTACCTTGATTTTTAAAAAGTAATTCTTTTTTATAAATAGTATAACTTACACCATTGTCTAATAAAAATTCTATTATGTCTGTAAAATTGAAATCTATAGCTATTCTGATAGGTTCATTTTTATACGTGTTAACATTTGCCCCACCATTTACAAGACTTTTAACAATTTCTAAATTTCCAAGAAAAACAGATTGTATAAGTGCTTCTGAATTAGGTTCTGCGCCCAAAGATAAAAGATATTTTACAATTGAGTAATTATCCATGCTTACTGCAAGGTAAAGTGCATTATCAAGATAAATAGATATATTGATATGATTTGCTACAAGAAATTTTAATATATCTATAAGATCATTTGTAATCGAATAATTTATCATGTCTTTTATAGAAATAGTAGTATTTTCATCTGATTTATATTTGGTTAAATAAATTTCATCCCCCATTTAATATTTACAAATAAAATAAATTTCTTATTTTATTCTAAAAATAAAATATATATTTTATTTTTTTTTCTTTTGATAAAGTATAATGGATTTTTGTAAACATTCTGAACTATTTGGCCAAGTAGGAAAAGACTTACACTCTTATAGAGTTTTTGACATTGCTGTGGTTGACGTATTGGCAACTGTTTTAAGTGCTTATCTAATTGTTAGATTGCTTCCACAAAATATATTGGCTAAACTTCCTGGTAATAATCCGTTTCTTACTGTATCCATTTTGTTATTTGGTCTAGGTATCATTTCTCATCGTCTCTTTTGTGTTAGATCCACAATTGATAAGCTATTATTTCCATGAGCAACAAAAACTTAAATTTTTTATATAATTTAAGTTTTTTTACTGTCAGTTTCTGATACAAAGGTTAAAGAAATAAAATAATTATATTAAAAGAATGGATTATGTGGAGCAGAAAGCTGATAGAAAACAACGACGTATAGGAAAAAATATATCAAATATAAAAAGTATAATGCAGGTTCATGCAGAAAAAATGAATTATTTTGAAAATTTACAAAATGTTATTCTTGTAAAAAAACAGAAATTATTAAAAAATGATAAGAATAATTTAGATTTACAAGAAGAAATTGATAATATTATTGAAAGAAAAGAAGAAATAGAATATCATCTTAATACTGCTCATATAATAAGTGATTTCGTGGATTTAGAAAATACTTCTGATGAAAAAAGTATATTTCAAGAAACAAAAATTTTATCAGAATACAATTACAAGCGTAATGAATTGATAGGTGATTACTTTAATGCAATCAGAGAAGAAAGACCCAGTCTTAATATAAAAGAAGATCGACCAACTATAAATATATGCAAACACTGTATTATAGAAATGATAGAGAGTTCCGAAGGATTTGTCTGTATTAAGTGCGGATTTTGCGATTCGTCAACATATATTAGCAATATTCCATCTTATAAAGATTCTCAGGAATACGAGAAAAAAATAGTCATAGATTATAAGCGTATAAATTACTTTGCCGAATGGCTCAATCAAATACAAGCTAAAGAACAAACAGAAATTCCAGAAGGTTTAACAGATTCATTAATTCTAGAATTTAACACTGAAAAAATAACTGACATGAGAAAATTAGATATTATAATCATGAAAAGGTTATTAAAGAAAATTGGATATTCTAAATTCTATGAACATATTCCTTTGATTATATATAATTTTTCAGGTATTAGACCCCTTACTATACCATCTTCGATAGAAAACAGGTTAAAATTTATGTTTAATGAAATTCAAATCCCATGGGAAACATATAAAGATAAGGCTAGAAAAAACTTTTTTAGTTACCCTTATATACTATATAAATTTTTTGAAATATTAGAAATGCGTGATTTTTTACCATATGTTACATTTCTTAAATCAAGAGATAAATTATATAAACAAGATATTGTTTGGAAAAAAGTAATATCAGAATTAATTAATGATCAAAAACGTGGAGATACTGATAAATTATATGATATACAATGGAGATTTATTCCAAGTGTGTAAAAGATTAAAAAAATAATTTCAAGTAAAATAATACAATTTTATTTGAAATTGTATTGTAATGAGTAAGATAGTAAAAATTGGAGACAGCGAATACAACCTGGATCAAATTGCTAATGCATTGAAGAATAATACTAAAAATTTAGAAAAGGAAAAAGATCAACAAGAATTTGTAAAATTACTGATGATCTTTTTATTATTTAGATACTTTATCATTTGCAGACTTCTGTCGAACCAACGTGGGATCGTCCAAGGTCTTTATATTTTTTTCACAATGAGTTTAGCTACTTTGATTTCACAAGTATAAAATAAATATTGTTTTATTTTTTAGGTTTTTTATTGATTGTAAATTTTGTTCCTTTATGAGTTGATACGCTAGAAGTATAAGCACTTCTAGAAGTGCTAGTATACATAGAATTATTTGTAGCCCATATTTCTGGGCTACACATTTTAAATTTTGGATCATCATGTAGTTCACCGCGATAGTAAAATACTTGATCTTCCAATTTATTACTTTGCGACGTGTTATCAATGACTAAGCAATTATAGTCGGAAGTACAAGCGTCCAAGACTTTTTCAAAAAAAGCCATGCTTGGGAACATTCCAGCATAATTCTTATAAATTTTCTCTCTGTCAGAAAAATTATTGTTTTTAAGAATAAAGGTATAATCTATATTTGTTCGCATAGCAGGGGGTAGACCCATAGGAGATTGCATCGTAAGTATATATAGTATCTTGAAGTGCCTACCATTAAAGAAAATTTCTTTAATAGATTCATCTTTCGACCAACTACTAGAGTCGCTGAGACAATCATCAAATAATAAAAACGCATTAGGATTTCTCCAATTTTTATCAATAGCTTTTTGTTGTCGATCAAATATCTTCGTAAGAATTTCTGGGGAGTACTTTTTATGAATAAACATTCCTGGTATAAATTTATCATAAAAATGTGTTAAATTATCTGTATGGGATATCACTGTACCAACAGGGATATCCCGTTTGTGGTACAGTATGTCTTTAACAAGAACACTTTTTCCTGTATTACGCTTTCCTAAAAGAACTATTATACTTTCTCTGGGAACTTTTTTCATATTGAATGGTTTCAAATTTATTTCTATGTCTTTTTTGCCTGACATTGTTAATTTAATATTACGAAATAAAAATTATTTCGTAATATATCGTGGTTTTATTAAAATGGGGCAATACCTGTCAAAACTTCTTCTGAAATACTTCCTTTAAGCCCATTAATATAGATAGTCAATAAACTAACTAAAGTAACGATGAAAATTGAATTAATATAATCGGATTTATCTGCTTCTTTGCCACTTAATTTTGTTGTAACAAATGTAAAAACAATACTTAATAAAATTGCTAAAATGATGATGCTGTAGCTATTTTTAAAGTAAACTAAAAAAGAACTCATTTATATTATAATTTTATAGAATAAATAAATAAATCTGAACAAACTTACTTTTATTTATTCACTATCAGAAAAGAAATTTGCATCATCAATGCGGTTTTGAATATTAGGAACAGCTTCGTCTTCTTTATCAGCTAAAAAAAATATTTTTTTATTGATACTATTTCCCATAAATCCTGTAGGGGTTTCATCCACTGACCTGCCAGAAGTTACTTCTAGATCAGGTCTTTGATCTTCATGTTTTTCAAAAAGACTGCCAGGGATATCATCATTAGGATAATTATTTTTATCTTCAAAATGTTCTCCTGCGGGTTCTTTCATAAATAAATCTTCTTTCCCGTGAAGATCTTCTTCGCTTGAAACACTTTCATTTCCAGTGTCGTCGCTTTTGTTTGAATGATGGCTTGAAATACTTTCATTTTCAGCTACAATATCATCTTCAATCGTCTCTTTTATATCATCTAGACCTATATCTATAAGATAACTTTCTATGATATCTTGAATAGGAATAAGATCCCGGATAGTTTTCTCTATAGATATACCAATTATATTTTTACTTCTTTTAACATTTCTTTGTATTTCAGAAACTTCCATACAAGTTTCGCGATCATCCATTAAATAAGGATCTTGATACATTTGTCTGGCAGTTTCTACATAGGCTTTGTGAATAAAAATTACAGCTGTAGGCACCTTGATATCTATTTTTTTCGATTTACCCATATGGATAGATGATAACACTTTAACATTTGCTACAAATACAGCATCTATAAGGCCGTTGATATACGATTCGTCAGCTTTACGAAGAATACGTTTAAATTCCTTGTCTATAATATCAGTATTCCAACGGATAACAGAACAAAGTTTTTCTTGGAAAGATTTTAAAACCAGATCATTTTTCCGGCATGAATCAAAAATCGATTTGATTCCTTCATAAATAAATGGTGCTAAAAGATCAATCAATTGATCTGTATATAGGTTTTTCGCGGCTACCACAGATGCGCCAGAATCTTCCATAATATTCTTATTTATTTTGATTTTAAAAAACTTTTTTTAACGAAATTTTATTTATTATCTTCGATTTGCTGGAGGAGTCGCGCGTCTAGAACTTACAGGAGGAGATGTCCTCGAACTTACCTCCGATACTGATAGTATTTCAATAGGGATAAGGGATTCTTTAATAGGCTCGTTTCTTTCTTTAATAGTGTCTCTAATTTTTTGATTAAAAGCCTCAACATTGTCAATTTCTAATTCTTTTGGCGTAACTATATCTTTTACGATTTCATTATTTTCAGTATTTAGTAAATTACTATTTTTAACACGTTCATTAAGAATTCTGTCTTGTTCCTTGTCAAGTTCTTTTTTATCTGATTCTTCTTTTTCTCTTATTTGTTTTTTTTCTAAAGTTCTTGCTGCTTCAAGAGCAATATTTTTTTCTACCAGTTTTTTTTGAATTTTTTCAAGTTCAAAAATTCAAAGGAATTTAAA